ACTTTCGTTAGCAGCGTAGAGATCAGCACCACCACCACCAGCAGCGGCGAAGCTGAGTGCGCCTGAGCCGTTTGTGGTAAGCACTTGTCCGTTGGAGCCATCGGCTTGGGGTAAGGTGTAGGCAGAGGATATGCGTACACTTTGGTTTGTGTGTCCTAGTGTAATTTGGTATGAAGCAGAGGATGAAGCGCCCTTGCCAATTACAACACTCGCAGTGTGGGATGCCGTATTGCTGCTTCCAATTGCGTATGAATAGTTTCCGCTTGCGGTACTACTGTCACCTATTCCGACTGCGTATGTACCAGAAGCGTTTATCCAACCGCCAAAGGCGAAACTAGTAGACCCAGTTGCCTTGCTGCTCCGTCCAATAGATACACTATTACCATTAGTGGCACCATAGCTTGAGGAGTTACTGGCTATAGCCGCTGCAAAGCTGTCTGCGCCAGAAGCATAAGAACCACCAAGAGCCATAGACCCTACGCCTGTAACTGCTTGCGAACCGTTGTTACCGCTATTTTTACCAATTGCTGTTGAGTAACTAGCTGAAGCAGTAGCCCCACCTACTGCTGTGGCATTTGATGCGGTGGCTTGCGAACCGTTCCCAAAGGCTGAAGAATTAGTTGCTGTGGCATCGGTTTGATTGCCGATTGCCTGTGCCTGATAACCAGAGGCCACTGCATCAGCGCCAATTGCAATTGTGCTTGTATTACTTGCTGTGGTGTTGGTTCCGATTGCAAAGGCATTAGCCCCACTCGCCACGGGCGTAGTAGCACTTGAAGCGTTGTCGCGGTAAAGGTCAGGATCACCACCACCGCCGCCACTTATAGTTGACCAAGATGTATTTCCAGAGCCATCGGTAATTAAACTTTGGCCGCTAGATCCATCGTTGTCTGGAAGTGTAAGGGTATAACTAGCAGCTGCACTATGTGGTGGACCTTTGATTGTAATCCCGTGCGAATTGTTTTCGCAGTTCAAAACAAACTGACCAGCGCCGCGTGTGGAGTTACCTTTAAAAGTAACTTTTCCGCTTCCATTTGGATCTAGATCGATAGATCCGTTCGAGGTGCTAACAATATCATTACCGTTTACATCTAGGTTTCCACCCAGTTGAGGACTAGTGTCTCCTACAACATTACTACTGCCATCAGCACCATCGCTCCCTGCAGGCCCTTGAGGACCCGTAGCGCCCTGAGGACCCGTAGCGCCCTGAGCTCCAGTGGCACCCTGGGGACCAGCTACAGTACTATCAGCCCCAGCTGGTCCTTGTGGACCCTGAGGTCCAGTGGAACCTTGAGGACCGGTAGCCCCATCGCTGCCATCAGCACCATCGCTCCCTGCAGGCCCTTGAGGACCTGTGGCACCTTGGGAACCTGTGGCTCCAGCGGGGCCTTGGGGCCCAGCTACAGTACTATCGGCACCGGCTGGTCCTTGTGGCCCCTGAGGTCCAGTAGCACCAGTAGGCCCTTGTGGACCAGCTACTGTACTATCAGCACCTTGAGGACCAGTGGCACCTTGGGGCCCAGTGGCACCAGTAGCACCAGCGGGCCCAGCCACCGTAGAATCCGCACCTTGAGGACCAGCTGGACCTTGTGGGCCCGTGGCACCCGCTGCACCAGCTGCACCGGCTACACCATCAGCCCCCCGTGGAACTGTAAGGACGCCAGTTGAACTGTTGTAATTTGCGCTAGACCCAGCTGCACCAGTTGCTGCAGTTAGACCAGTGATTGCATTCTTGTGGCCTTCTGCAGTAGTTGCACTGGCTACAGCATTAGAGGCAGCTGTCTCTGCAGACGTTTGGGCGGTCTCAGCTGCAGTCTGTGCGTTTTCTGCAGCTGTCTTGAGTGAATCTATTGCGGATACTTCGGTACTATTTGTCCCTGTACCAGAGTAGAAGCTTGTCTTAGCCATTTATCAGTCCTCATAGGCATAGGTTGGGCGTATCGCCTGGACAGTCCCTGATTGTTCAGCCGTGTTTGCTTGCTCTTGTATTTCGCGCATGAACATTTGATATTTTTGTTCAAACAGCGGTCCCCGTTCATCTAGGAAGTGATCGGAGGCATAAGTTAAAGCACCATAGATAATTAGGTCACTTGAACTTAGTGCCAGTGCATTTTCATCTGCATCTAAGACCATGTCTGCGAACTGTGCGTAGTAGTTCAACTTAACCGACCCAGACGTAGGTTTCGGGTAAATTAGTAGGGTCTCATCTTCTCTAGCAAAGTGCCTAGGTGTTCCAGACTCACCACCAGAGGAAAACTCCAAAAGCTCGTTTATGGGTACACGGGTTAGCGAAGTGGTACCACTGTAGATGTCGATGATTTCCAAGAAGTCGCTAGGGATGACCAAGAGTGAGGTAGAAGCACTGATGTTATAGACATGCTGCTTCTCCATACTTGGGACACGTAAAGTTCTTTCGGTGCGAGAGATAGCCTGGTCAATAAAGGTGTTAGCCAGGGTGTCAGTGATGTCGCTGCGGTTAAGCAAGTCCTTGAAGTGGACCCTGAGAGCACCTTTGTTCATCTAGGCATACCTTTCCTTCTTGGGTGGGGCCTTTGGGTTTCTGGGTTTGGCTGTCTTGGCAGCTGCCCGGAAGGCCGCGTCAGTGGGTGCACCTTTGGCACCTTTGGGCCGGGGTTTCTCACCGCGATTACGTTTGGCGTGGATGTTCTTATAGAGACCCATGCTACATACCCTCCTTCAGACACTTGCCAGCTAGAGAACAGGTCTTGGGGGTCTTGCAGGTTTTGCATGTACCTTTTCCGTATGCCATCTTTACGTCCTTCTTGATTTCGAGCCAGAGCACTTCCAGCGTTTTCTTGAGAGATTGAGAGGGCTGTTGGGGTCTGCAGCCGCCTGAGGATGCTTGCGCTTCTGAGCCGCTGAACGGGCGCAGTAGGCGTCACCTTTCTTGGTGCCTGCCTTGACCCTAGGGCCACCACCTTTGGCCGCTCCAGCCTGCCCATATGAGACCCTACGACCGCTTGAGGTTACCTTTACTTTGGCCTTACCTTTGGCTGGTCTAGACATGCCTTAGATCCTCTTGTTGGTTGCCATGAAGCCATCGAGGGCTTGGTCTTTGAGGCGTTTGACAATCTCTTGTCCTGTGGCTTCCCAAATGTTGAAGCCTTCGCGCATCCACTGTTCAACAACAGCTGTGGGGATGCTTGCAACACGCATGAAGTCACCTTCCTTAGTACCGTCTGAGGCATTACGGCTGTCCTTCAGATCGTCTAGAAAGTCTTGGGTGATGTTCTGTGTGTTCTTTTGAATGATGTTGCCTAGGTTCTCTAAGTATTCTGTCTGAACACCGAGTAGGCTGGGGGTCTTCTTATCTGACATTAAGCTTTCCTTTTAGACAAAGAAAAAGGGCCACCAAAGGAAGCCCAGGGAAGGAGAGCAAACAAAAACCCTGGGACCGCCTAAGGTGGCCCTTTCATAGGTCGAGACCTATTCGTTAAGACTTATGACAAGCCTGTGATCATCCCAGAATCTGAGAAGTTAGAGTGCTTACAAGAGTACTCTCCGACCACAAAATGCTTCTCGCTGTCACCGGCCGAGGCCAACAGTGTGCGTGAGAATGGACGCAGCACACATGTCTTGAACATCGATGGGTCGATCAAGAATGCATGTGTAGTCAACTGGTGTCGGTTCAAGACCACTTTGTATTCTCCGTATGGAGACACATAGAGATCAATCACGTTCACCAAGGATTTACCCTGCGCAAACTCACGGTTACGACCAGAAGATGCCGCAAAGCCAGCAACGATTTGGGCGTCAGCTGGTTTAATCATGAGTACACTTGGGTCAGACCCGTTGTTGAAGCAGTTTTCGCCTAGCTCAAGCAGTTTAGCTTCAGTCAACGCATCGGTTGAGTTAGAACCCGCGTCCACTGTAGTTGAGATCTGTTGAGAGATCGAAGCCATCTCACGCGCAGCTGAAGCTGAACCAGCTACTGCAGCGTTGTCCACACCAATCAATGCACGTTCTAAGTCGCGCTTGATTTCCTTAAGTGCACGGCCAAGTTGATACGCAGTTTCCTTGGCACGGCCATAGGTTTTAATCGCGTCAGCTGTTGCTGATACTTGGAACGCCTTATGTAGGATTTGGCAGTGGTTGGTGCGTGAAGTAGCTGCAGTCAATGTTGCCATTGAAGCATCTGCCCCTTCAACTTGAGCGTTGTTAGCCGCTGCAGCCAGTGAATCCTCAAGCCACTCAAAGTTACGTGCTGAAACCTTCTCAGTTTTCATCATGCTGAACATTGGAGTGTCTGTGGGTGTAATATCTGTGATGATATCACTGACGTCTTCGGCGCGGCCGACCTGGTTGTATGTAGTATAGGTAGCCATTGGGCTACTCCTTTCGCTGGGTGATTATTGCTCCCAACGCCTTAGCAATGCATCTGCGATATCATCGAGATCACCAGAGCGACTTGGGTTATCCCTTAGACGCTTTGAGGCTTCGCGTGATTTGCGAACCCGGACTTCTTGGTCAGAAGCTGGTGCTTTCTTTGAACGTAAGACCTTGCCCTTAGATGTCTTAGATTTGATCACTTTGGCCTTCGCTTTCTTTTCAGAGGCAGAGGCTTTTGTTTGATCATAAAGACGGGCCTTGTTCAGTATCATGATCACTTG